GTTTAGTAGAAGAAACAGGAGTTGGTATGATATTAGTTTCTCATTTACGTAGAATAGGTGGTGACTTAGGACACGAGAAAGGTGTTCAAGTATCGTTGAGTCATTTAAAAGGATCACAAGCTATAGCGCAACTATCAGATTGTGTTATTGCAATTGAAAGAAATCAACAAGCTGAAGATATAAAAGAAGCTAATACAGCTATTGTTCGTGTATTAAAATCTAGATATACAGGATTTACAGGCTATGCTTGTTCATTATTATATAACGCAGACACAGGAAGACTAACAGAATTAACAGACGAGGTAACATTTGAAAATGAAGACGATATCCCATTCTAATAATACTAGTTTACAAGCAAAATCTCGTTCTATTATTTTTGATATTGAATGTAATGGACTTACTCCCGATACTATATGGGTTATAGTAGCTAAAGAATACAACGGAAAATCTTTTGTATTTAGTTCTGCCTCTAATAATATAGAAGAAGGAATAAAACTATTGGCAGAAGCGGATACTTTAATAGGACATAATATAATAAGTTTCGATATTCCAATTATAAAAAAATTATATAACGTAGATTTATTATCTAATAAAAATATTATTGATACGCTAGTAATGTCAAGGTTATATAATCCTGTCCGAGAAGGTGGACACAGTTTAAAAAGCTGGGGATATCGCATAAAAGTTTATAAAGAAGACGAGCCTGATTCGTGGGATGAGTTTGATCCTAAAATGATACCTTATTGTAAGCAAGATGTCATAGTTAATGAAGCAGTCTACAATAAATTAGTAGAAGAAAGCGTTGGTTTTTCTAAAGATTCTTTTTATATAGAACATGAAGTAACTAAAGTTTTGCAAGAACAAGAAGAACATGGCTTTTATTTTGACGAACGAAAAGGTATGGAACTTCTTGCTTCATTACAAAAGAGAATGAAAGAAGTAAAAGAAGAAGTCCAAAAAGTATTTAAACCTAAGTGGGTAGATGATAAACTTGTATCACCTGACTTAAAGAAAGACGGAACCCTATCCAAACGAGGATTAACAGCCGAAGAATATAATAAAATATTAACTGAATTAACTCTTTTGCGTAGTGTAAATGGAATACAAGAAGAGGATTTTAAAAATCCAAAACCAAAACCTTTTATGAGACTGAAATATCAAGAGTTTAATCTTGGTTCTCGTAAACAAATAGGTGAATATCTTAGAGACTTTGGTTGGAAACCTGAAAGATTTACACCAACAGGACAACCTATTATAGATGAAGGAACTTTAAATAAAGTTAAACATATACCCGAAGCTAAATTAATAGCTGAGTTTTTATTATTACAAAAACGCACCGCACAAATTAGTTCGTGGCTTGATGTATTAAAAGATAATAGAGTACATGGTAGAGCCTTTTCTATTGGAACAATCACAGGTCGTATGGCACATAGAAATCCTAACATGGCACAGGTTCCTTCAGTTAAAAGCCCATACGGAAAAGAATGTAGATCTTGTTGGATTGTACCACAAGATTATAAATTAGTAGGAATAGATGCGAGCAGTTTAGAAATTAGAATGCTGGCACATTATATGAATGACGAGGAATATACAAATGAAATCATTAATGGAGATATACACACACGAAATCAACAAACTGCAGGGCTTCAATCAAGAGATCAGGCTAAGACTTTCATCTATGCACTCATGTACGGAGCAGGAAATGAAAAGCTTGGAAAAGTGGTTGGTGGAAGCAAAGCAAATGGCAAGCAACTTAGAAAACGCTTCTTCGATAATCTCCCAGCATTTAAAACTCTTCGAGATAGAGTTGAGAAAGCGGCAAAAAGAACTTATCTCAAAGGATTAGACGGAAGAAAAATATTTATAAGATATGAATACGCTGCATTAAATAGTTTATTACAAAGTGCAGGTGCTATTGTTATGAAAAAAGCTTTGCTTATTTTAAATGAGAAAGCTAAAAAAAGAAACTTAGATTTTAAATTTGTTGCTAACATTCACGATGAATGGCAAGTAGAAGTACACAAANCTCATGCTGAATACTTTGGTAAGCTAGGTAAAGAAGCTATACAAGAAGCAGGAAAATATTTTAAACTTCGATGTCCTTTAGATGGTGAATATAAAATAGGAAATGGATGGGATGAAACACACTAAAACTTTAAACAATAATAGAAAAGGAGACTTCGCAGAATATTATGCAGTAACTTGGTTATGGGATCAAGGATATGAAGTCTTTCAAAACTCAGGCTGTACAGGTCCAGTAGATATGATTGCATTAAAAGGAGACGAAGTACTTTTAATAGATGTAAAGACTTTCTATGAAAGAAATAGAACACATGAAAAAAATAAAAACAGCGGTAATTTTATTACAGGACTAAACTTAGAACCGAGTCATAAAAGAACAAAGAAACAAATAAAAATGGGGGTTAAAATATTAGGTTTTAATCCTGAAACAAGAGAACTAAGATTTGTGGAGCATATAAAATGAAAAAAATAGATACATTGGTAGAAGATATTTACGAAAAAGTTTCGGTTGTTGCTGAAGGAGAACAGCTTGATGTAACAGACGAGGCTATAGATAAATTTGGAGAGGGCATGAAGGAAGCTCTTAAAACGTGGTTAACTCCTCGTGAAGAGAGAGAACCTACTTTAAGAATGTCTAATATAGGTAGATCAGTAAGACAACTCTGGTTCGATATGAACTCACCAGTAACTGCGCAATTACCTTCTCCTGCAACCATGATTAAATTTTTACTTGGTCATTTAGGTGAACCCCTAATGACATTCTTAGTAGAATTAGCAGGGCATACAATTACTGATGAACAAAAGGAAATCAAAGTAAAAGGTATAGTAGGTCACATGGACTGCAAAATAGATGGCGAAGTTGTTGATATGAAAACAGCATCTCGTTTTGCATTCACAAAATTTGCGAATGGAACGCTTGCTGAGTCAGACCACTTTGGTTACCTCGGTCAACTTGCAGGCTATGAAAAAAATGAAGGCACAAATAAAGGTGGATTCTTAGTTCTTAATAAAGAAGGTGGTGATATTTGTTTCTTTAGACCAGAAGAACTTGACAAACCAAATATCAATGTTAAAATAGATAAGACAAAGAAAATAATTAAAAGAAAACTTCCGCCAAAAGAATTATGTTACGCTCCAGTAGCAGATGGAACTTACGGCAACTATAAAATTGCAAAGCCTTGTAACTACTGTCCGCATAAATTCCTTTGTCATAAAGATGCTAACAACGGAGAAGGTTTAAGAGTTTTTAAATATGCGAAAGGACGTGCTTACTTTACAACAGTAACTAAGAAACCTAACGTGTTAGAAATTACACATGTCGCTCAACGGAGTGAGTCGAGTAGTTCTTGGAGAGGTCGAACAGATAAATATGCGTAAACCACGAGTTAAAAGACCAGTTGAAAAAGGTCTTCCAAAAGGATACCATTCTAAATGGGAATATAATTTACATCAAAATGAATTAAAAAATTGGGAACACCATAAAGGATTAATTGAATATTCTATTCCGCATAAATACCATCCTGACTTTATTAAAATAATTAATAATAAAATCATATACTTAGAAGCTAAAGGTAGATTTTGGGATTACGCAGAATACAGTAAATACAAATGGGTTAGAGAATATTTACCAGAAGATTGTGAGCTAGTGTTTTTATTCTCTGATCCATATGCACCTATGCCACAAGCAAAGAAACGAAAAGATGGAACAAAGAGAAGCCACGCAGAGTGGGCAGAGAAGAATAAATTCAGGTGGTTTGATAAAGACAATCTTCCTGAAAACTGGAAAGCAAAAATATGAAACTGATTAGCACAAAGATGTGTAAAGAAGGTGACTTAGGTTATCACGATAATCTATTCGGTGGACACATGATGTCTTGGCTAGATGAAGCTGGTGCTACAATGGCCTCTAGAACTTGTAACTCTCCTAGAGTAGTTACTGTTCTGGTTGAGAAGATGGAATTTAAAAGACCTGTTAAATCTGGACAGCTTATAGAAATATGGGGAGCTGTAAGAAAAGTGGGTAGAACTAGCATCACATTAAACATCGA